TCTAAAAGTTTCAACATTGACAAATATAAAAACAAAGTGGATAGCAATGGGTATGTTATTCAATAAGAAACTAACATACAAAATTATAAATTCATTATTACATTATAAATTTAATAATGACTACTATCATTTTAACGAAGGATTTAATAATGGATTGAATGAAGAAGATTATAATTTTATTTTAAAGAATACAAAAATAGCACTATGTCCTAAAGGATGGGTCAATACTGAAACTTTTAGACTATATGAGAGTATGAAGTGGGGATGTGTAGTAATTAGTGAGGAGTTGCCGGAAAGAAGTTATTATAAGGATATACCAATTATAAAAGTAAATAATTGGAGTGAAGGTATAAGAATTGCAAATGAACTTATAAACGATAAAAACGAATTGGAAAAACGTAGTAAACAAAATATTCAGTATTATAAAAACAATTTAAGTCCTGAAGCAACAGCAGAACTAATAATACAAACAATAAACAAAAAGGGGTCGGGGAAATCAAAGTCGGTTAGGTAAATTTTTTGATAGTCATGCAAAAAACAATAGTAAGTAATATAAACAATACATAAGATATGAAAAAAGTAGATACGAGAGAGTTGAGTTGGAAAGAAAGAGTAGAAATTGCAAGAAAAACTTTAAGCAAAGAAACATTTTATGAATATGGAAATCTCACTCCATTTACAACACCGATAATAACTTATTGGCTTAACCAACATAATATTCCTAAACGAGCAAAAGACAATAACAATAATAACAAACAAATAAAACAAAAATAAAATAATCATATAATTTATATGGCGAACTATATGATTGAATTTGGAGAGAATATTTTAAGTAAGTCATTCAAAACAGATGGCGAGGCGATTGACTTTTGTGAATACATTATCGATGAGTACGAGTTCAGTTGCGTGATGCATGTAATGAAAGCCATTGAATATGAGGATCATCTGGGTTATGGGAAATATTGGGCTTTGATATGGACGAATGCGAAATAAAATCTCTTTTTATATTATACTATGGCAACATTTCAAACGCAATCATTTATAAAACATGATGACTATATGACACCAAAATCAGCATGGGAAGATATAAAGCAATACATACCAACCGAAAAAATAATATGGGAGGCGTTCTATGGTAGTGGTAAAAGTGGCGAATATTTGACCGAGATGGGCTTTAATGTTATTCATGATAAAGATGATTTTTTCGCTTCAAATAAAGGCGAGATTATTATAAGCAATCCACCTTTTTCGAAGATCCCGCAAATTTTAAAACGATTGAAAGAATTAAATAAACCATTCATTTTGATTATGCCGTCATCAAAAATCAACACACAATACTTTAGAAACATATTTAGTGAAGCAGACGACAGAATACAGATTATAATACCGAAAAAGCGTATTAACTTTGAAAAGCATGTTGATGGTAAAATTCCAGAAGGTTGGTTAGATAGATGCAACTTTGATTGTTTCTATTATTGTTGGAAAATCAATCTGGAGAGAGATATTATCTTCGCATAATGTAAATGGAAGACGCGCAACAAATACCTTTGAAATTAAATCGCAAGTTTTTCGCGACTGAAATGCCTGACAACATGAAGAAAGGTTTTATATTGGCTATTACTCATACGCCGTATATTCCTTATTATGATAAGACATTTATCTGTGATAATATCCACAACTACGAAAAAATAGATGACGACGCTAAACGGCATCTTTTAGATGTTTTAGATGAATTAAATCTATTTAGCACTGATATGCCAAAAAATAAAATCTGTGGATAAATTACAAATGCCGACTATTTATAAACTCTTTAGCAAAAACTGCACTTCTTTTTACATTGGTTCTACTGAAAAAACTTTAAAGGAACGTTTAGCAAAACATTTGAATAAGTCCCATGAAACGCCAAATCGAAAAGTTTATAAGTGTATTTTAGAAACGGGAGGATTTAAGCAGTGGGAAATGGAGGCCATAGAAACGATTGAGACGACTGATATAGTAGAAAGAAGAATGCGCGAGCAATATTGGATAAACGAACTTAAACCAGATCTCAATAGTGTTTTAGCGTATTGTGGATAAAATAGCAAAAAAATATAATCTATGTGTATTACATAATAGACATGGATAGTGAAGAGACGCTATTTGAGATTACGGAGTATAACTCCAACATGATTGAGAAGCCAAAGCGCCAAGTGACCCAGCGCCAACTCGATGCATTGGCAAAAGCCAGACAAACACGATTGTCAAAGAAACAACAGGAAAACGAGGAAAATGAAAAAAGTCGCATGCTACTGCCTACGACCGAAGCGCCAGATTTAGAGCCGATTATGCCGAGAGCATTGTCAGTGCCAGAAATTCCACAGCCGAAAAGCAAGGCAAAGCATAAAAAGGCAAAACCGACGATTATTCAATTTCAAGAAGAAAGCGATGAAGACAGCGATGAAGACGCGCCCATGATAATTATACGTAATAAGAAACGGCCAGCACCTACGCCTGCGCCTGTTCCTGCGCCCGCGCCCGCGCCTGCACCAGCGCCTTTAGCACCAGTAAAAAAGCAATTTGTAAGGCGCGCATATTAAAATATCTCTGCTTTATATATCATGAATAATCCTTTAACGCATAGCTCTACAAAAGTTTTTTTAAGCAGTCAAGGAAGTAATATTGTTGTAAATTCCGCGACGTTAAATACAGATATATCTTTTTATTTTGCGCCATTATTATTGAGTAATAGCGACCAATCTCATTTCGTGGTTGGATTGGAACAGGCATCAATCGCCTGTTCCATCAACATGGTAAATGCAAAGAATAACACGATTTCTATTAATGGGAATTCTTATTCAATTCCTGCGGGGAATTATGTCATTGCCGATGTCATTACGCTTTTAAATGCTTTTTATAATACATTCAATGTTAGTTTTACATATAACGCTAATACAAATTTAATTACAACAACGGCCACAGCGGGAAGCTTTACAATCAACTCTACGACAACAGGCAAGAATTTGGGCTTTGTAGCAGGTACATACTCAAGCCCATACACAAACACAAAAGTCGTAAATCTCACAAGCACTTTAGGCATATTAGTCGTAATTGATAATATAATCACGCCAAACAGAGACAACAGCGGCGCGACAGGTTGCACTTTAGCACGTATTCCAATCAAATGCGGAACGCAAAAAATATTGCAATATTTTAACGGCAACCCATTTTATACGCAGATCGCAAACAGAGATTTAACTTATTTTCGTGTCCGTTTATTAAACGATGATTATTCACCTTTAGAATTAGTTGGAAATCCCGACTGGTTCGTCGTAATTCGCATTGACTTTATCGAAAAGAATAGGCCAACAGAAGTTCCGTCTATTATAACTTTACAGAGAAGAGAATTAGCAAAAATGATAGATGCAAATCCAACAAATTAATTTTAATATAATCAATATGTATAAAGATGGGAATAAAAAGCTTTTTCCAAAATTTAGGACGAGGAATAAAACGAGGTTTTAACTCTTTTGTTAATACAGCAGGTAATGTCATGGGAAATGCAGGCGTGTTTTTACAGCGCAAGGCGCTTCCTGCCATTGCAAATATTTCAAATCAAGTAGCGGGCGGAATTGGTAAGGCCATGCCCGTTATTGCAGGAGCAGCGCCTGAATTAGCAGGCACAGCCGAAGAAGCTCAAAATGTTCTCTCTAAAGTTGGAAGTGGAGTAGGACAATTCGCGAAATTTATTGGAAGCGACGCGCCACAGGGAAGAATGGCTACGCCCGATGAGATAAATAAATTTAGATCGCAAATACCGCAGGGAAAATCATTCTTTGGAATTAAGCCGTTGCCACCGCCGATGCCCGCGCCTGCGCCTACGCCTGCATCTAATCCCATGAGTTTAGCCGTTTTAGCGCGCGCGCCGATTGGAAGCAATCCTAATACTTATACGCCCAAAGTTTCTTCTGGAATTGAAGCGCCTGCATCTGCGCCCGTCGCGAATGTTATTAAGGCCAGCGCGGGAGGTAATTCAATGCTCGCAATGTAAAAGAATACTTTAGAGAAGAAATTTATTTTAATGTTATATAATATATAGCCATGAGAGAAATTAAGCATTATCAGGTTGCGTTCGCAGGAACTACGCCAGCGCCATCTTTTCAGTTTCAATTCCAACGCATTTATAAGCAACAACCGCACCATAAATTTAAATTGAAGTGTGTTAATCTTACAGATTATCGCGCAGGATCTTTAGCCGTAAATCCGCATTCATATTATGCCGTTGGCCTTTTAGGTAATGGCATTTGTACGTATTCAGGAATAGTTGGCGAGAATATTGAAACAAATGATTATTTTTTGGGAACGACTTCAACTAACGGCGCAGAAGCAACCGCGCCAACAAACATCGGCACATCTACCGCATTATTACCAACTGAATTGATGTTAGATGAGATCCCATATAATCCTTTTACAATTGGATATAGACATACTGCGTCGCCCAATTTTGCAAGTGGAAACGTAGAACTCTTAGTCGTATTTGAAATAATTGAATAT